CATTTGGGTGTGGATATAACTGTAGTTACTGTTATTGTAAGAGACACGTAACAGAAGGTGTAGTATTTTATAAAAATGTAAATGACATTCTCACAGCTATAGATCATCATGCATGGTTTGCTACTGATGAGAAACCTAATCAAATAGATGATAAGTATATTACTTATGATATTGGTTGTAATGTAGACATAGGGTTACATGCTAGACAGTTACCTCTAGTAGAAATCTTTGACTTCTTTAGAAAACACGATCGTGCTAAAGCATCTTTTGCTACTAAACATTTAATGCCTGATCTATTCAACAAACAACTAGGTTTACTTAATGATAAAGTTAGACTTCGTGTTAGTCTAATGCCCCAGAAGTATGCTAGTATACTAGAACCTAATACTCCTAGTATAATAGAAAGACTTAATCAGATTACTATGTTACTTGTAGATGGTTATGAAGTACATCTAAACTTTAGTCCTGTTATAGTGACTGATGGTTGGTTAGAAGAGTACCGGGATTTGTTTATGTTAATAGATGAGATAATTTCTCCAGCTGCAAAAAAACAGATGAAGTGTGAGGTTATATTCCTTACACATAATGAGAAGAAACATCTCTTTAATGTAGAGAATAATCTTCCAGGTGAGGACCTGCTATGGGTTCCTGAGTTACAAGAAGCTAAGATATCACAGTATGGTGGTGAGAATATCCGGTATAAACGTGAACTAAAAGCACAGTATATACATGAGTTTAAGTCACTACATAGTGTGTTAATTCCTTGGTGTACAATACGTTATATATTTTAAAATTAAAAACTATGGCTGACATAACTAAATGTAAGGGGACTAATTGTCCTGTAGCAACAAAGTGTTATAGATACACTGCTAAAGATGGTATGATGCAATCATACTTTTTAGATGTACCTGGTGAAATAGAAGATGGTGAGTTCACCTGTGACTATTTCTGGGGTGAGAAAATTAATGGTGTATGGCAAGAACTAAAAGACATATTAAACGAAAAAGAAAAATGAGAAACTATTATGTAATTGATTCTCTACAACAAGATGTAGAGTATATTATCACAGAAGCTGATACAGATAACGGAACATTATACCAACTATGGAGAAGTATGGGTTCTACATGGTCTGAAGATGCTAAAGGTGAACTACTAGTCAGTATTGAGAACGACGGTAACGGATATAAGTTTAAGTTCAAACCTCGTGAAAAGAAACGTATAGACTATGATGAAATTGAATGGTTATATCTTTTAATCAATCATGTACGTAAGGAAGATCCATCAATGAGTATTTATAATGTTTGTCAGTATGCATGATGTAAATAAAATACTAGTCGGGAATATGTCTGACTTAAATAAAATACTAGAGGCACATAATGCTATTACTAGAATTAAAGGTAAAGAGTATGCCCCAACAGCTGCTGAAATTCAAGAGTGGCTTGATAAAAACAATAAAAGTACTATGAAACAATACTCACGTACGGCTATATTTGATGAGTTAAAAAACTATTGTCATCTATCTAAAGATCATGACTACATTGAAATATGCGAGTGGCATAATGGAGAAGGGTTTGATGTTGAAATATATGGTAACCCTGGTGCTAAATTTCAGTTAACATGGGGTCAGTTAGATGCTCTTAATACATTGATAAAAAAACTAAATAAAAATGATGGTGAAGACTAACATTAAAACTCTTAAGTTATGAAAATTGTAGACTCTATATGGTTTGATAAGATAGGCATTGTAAAAGTAGACAATGGATATGAGACTAAGTGGTACATTGGTATAGGTAAAGGTAATAACAAAGAACTTGATGAGAAGATCATCATGACTGCAGGTACACCTATCTATCCTAAGATGCTACAAGGATTCTTTAAGTCTGTAAAAGAGGTAAAAAAAGAAGAGGAGCTTGAAGCTATTAGACTTGAGCACCTAACAGAGATTAACAAAATAATTAATAAACAAAAAGATGCTGATAATAATAGCAGTAATAGTTAGTTTTATATCTTTATTTCTCATATTCTATGCAAAACTATTGATGAAAAATGCTGAGATAGATATGCTTAAAGAACATGTTTGCTATGATAAAAACGATTTACATAATGCATGGAACAATGGTTTTGTAGAAGGTGTTCATAGCGAAGAAGGACATGAAACAAAAAGTTTTCACGAATGGTACCAAATGCATAAATTTGTAAAAAGATATGGAAAATAACGGTTTGTCTTTAAGTGCTATAGTTTTTATAGTGCTGCTAACACTAAAACTTTCAGATGTTATTGATTGGTCATGGTGGTGGATAACTTTACCTTTATGGTGGATGATACCAATGGTATTACTGATTCTTATATTTGCACTCATTGTGGTGTTATTTGAAGAACTAAGTAAAAAGATTAGAGAACAAGACTAGTATGACTGAAGAAGAAAAGCTAAGAGTAGTGCATCTCATGATGCATTTAGAAGTATGCATTCATGCATGTGATAATACTGAAAGTATTAAGTGGTTTAACAAACACAAGACTAAGATGACTATGAAGAACTTTGTAGATACAGTTCTTAAAGAACACGGTCATTTATTCAAAGCTTTTTGGGAGACACCTGGTCTAGATATGACAAACTTTGTTAGAGCAATAACAGAGTTTGGTGAAGAGGTAAGTACACTTCCTTTAATGGACTTACCTGAAATTACAGAAATTATAAAGGATTACAAACAAAATAAATACAGTAAAAAATGATTACACCAGTTTTAGTATTTGCAACTATCTGTGCAACAGGGGCAGCCTTTTTATTCAGAGCAAAGTATAAAGAGTCTAAAGAAGAACTTAATGACTTAGAAACTACTTACGATAGAATAATAAATAAATATGCAGATGGTTTAGTAGAGAACCATAGTTTAAAAGCAGAGTTAGCTAAACTCAAGAGAAAACCAAGAAAAGATAAAGGTCAACCTAGAAAATCGTACAATGGCAAACCTGTTACCCGTAAGCGTAAAAGCGACGAAGGAAAATAAGTCTCTTAGTTTTGATAAGTTATCACAGACTAAGTTAGACCTGTTTCTTCAACAAGTACCTGAAGGATCTAAAGTTACAATTACCTATGAGATAGTTCAAGATAACGGAAGCTATGCACAGTTGAGCAAGCTCCATAAGTGTATCAGAGAACTAGCTGAGTATAGTGGTAATACTTTAGATGAGATGAAGATGTATGTAAAAGAAGAATGTGGTTTGATAGAAGGAGAAGATCATAAATCTTTTGCTAATTGTAGCAAAGAAGAATTATCTAGAGCTATTGAAACATGTATATCTATTGGTGATAAGATAGGGTTCCCGTTATATTGATTCGGGATCCTTATCTAAATCAACATCAACAGTTTCGGTTAATCCCTGTTCTCTTGCTGCATTCTCAATCTGTAACTGAGTAAGAATCAAAGTTTTGAGATGATAAGCAATTCTATTTTCATCTGTATTTTCCTCACCTTTATTGATTATATCAATAAGACCAAGGAACTCAGAATGATCTTTACAAGGAATTAATTCGAAGATTATTTGATTGAGACGCTCATATAAAGCAGTAGGTAATTCTACCTTTACCACAGCGTCTTTCTTTAATACTTCAAGCTGTTTTTTGTTGTTTTGTTCTTCGCTCATACCGTAAGTTAATTTATACAAATCTATGTTAGAAAACGTAAACTTACAAGAAGTAAAAGAAAAACTGTATGTGAAATTGAAAGACGCTGGTTGGTCTGAGTATCTCAAAACTTTTGTTTTAAGTTCAGAAATGGACAAGATACTCGAGACTTTACTAGCAGAAGCAATGGATAATAAAAGATTCACACCTAAGATAAAGCACCTATTTAGAGCTTTTGAAGTGTGTTCTTTTGATAATGTAAACGTGGTTATGATCGGTCAAGATCCGTATCCACAAGAAGGTGTAGCAGATGGTGTTGCATTTTCATGTAGTATTACGGGTAAACCAGAAGCATCGTTGAGATATATACAAGAGTCTATTAGAAAGACAACAGGTATAGTGTCAACAGATCCGGATCTTACACGATGGAGTAATCAAGGTGTATTATTATTAAATTCTGCATTTACTACAACTATTGGAAAACCAGGTAGTCATCAACTACTATGGTCTCCTTTTGTAATTGCTTTATTAGATGCATTAGTTTGGAATAGACAAAACATAATTTATGTATTTATGGGTAAACAAGCAGCAAAACTTGCTGATTTTGTACCCGATAGTAACTATAAATTTATAGTATCTCATCCAGCAAGTGCTGCATATATGAAACAATCCGAATGGAATTGTGATGATGTGTGGAATAAGATAAATAGTACTTTAGAGAAACAAAATAAACCAAAGATCATATGGTAAATATAGACACAAGAAACGTAAGAGTTACTACTAAACTTACTAAGTATGGTGAAGTAGAATTTAAAGTAGTTACAACTAAAGGTACTTTTACTAACAAGTGTTTACATGATGCATTATCCCAAGCTGGTATCAAGATGACAGGTATTGGTAGTATAATTGCAGCATATGAAAGTAAGTTAGACTTAAAAAGAGATTTTAAAATATCAAGAAATGAATTCAGAAGTACAAACAAAGGTGCAGGAGGCATTAGATAATGCAGTACTGATACTAAACCAACAACTAAATGGTGTGCTAAGAACATTTGCTAAAAATGTAGGTGTTGCAATAGAACAAAGTGAGATCATAAAGAAAGTAACATATCATGATGTATTTATTGACTTTAGAGTTTCACTAGAAGATCTTGTCGATATTGCTCTTGAGATTAATCCTAAATCAATCAATCTTCATAAGAATAATAAAGATAAAGGTAAAGCAACTGTTAGACAAGTACTTGCATACATTGGAGGTAAGATGGGTTATACTGATGAAGCAATAGCATCACGTATTGGTTCTTCTCGTAGCACGGTTACTCTTGCACGTAAACGTGTAGAAGAAGCATTGTTATACAACGAGGTTCCTATGCGTAAGTTATATAACACATTTTTGGAGAAACTAAGAAAACATCCTAATTCTGAAGTACTAGATTACGTTATTAATATCTAAATTAGCAGAAACATATGGACATGCTACAACTTTTTCAGTTTATAGAGGATAATAACTTAACACCTAATCAGTTATACTTACTATGGTGTATCAAAAACAAAAATCTAGCTAAGAATATTAATCCACAGTTAGAATTACGTGGACTAATTGCTGAAGGTTATATAGAAAGTTCCAAAATTACCAGCAAGGGTGATTTGCTTTTAGAGAGTTTAACTAAGAATGAAAATTCTACTAGTAATTCACTAGATCATGTTGATGTATTTCTTAATATCTTTCCTAAAGGTAAACTACCGTCTGGCAAACCTGCTAGAGTAAACAAAAGAAACATTGAAGAAGCATTCAGATGGTTCTTTAAGAACTACAAGTATGACTGGAAGACTATTATAGCAGCTACAGTATACTATGTAGACAGTTTCGAAAAAGACAATTTCAAGTTTATGCGTAACTCACAGTATTTTATACGTAAACAAAATTCAGATAAGTCTTGGGATTCTGAATTAGCAAATTGTTGTGACATTGTATTAAGCGGAGATGACCAAGATAACTCTCCACATTTTTCAGAAAAAGTAGTATGAGTTTAAAAATAGAAAAAATCATAGCTAAGCTATTGACGTCGATTATTTTATCGGTCATATGCTATTTGATTCTTAGTAATTTTGTGATAGATGTTAGTATCTTTCAGTATTTAATTATTGAATTTATTTTGGTTTTATCACATACATTTTATAGATTTGTACATCGCTGGATTGATATTCAGCAACGATAATCACACTACATATGGAGAATAAAAAGCTTTGGAAAGACCAGAAGCAAGGATTCGTTGACTCCTTAGTTTACCTCAAAGGTAGAATGGATGGTCACATTCGCAGCTTGAAAACTCCGTGGGAAAAGTTTAATGATGCGACTACTGACGGTCTTGAATGGCACTCAATGACTGTAATAGGTGGTCGTCCCGGTAGTGGAAAAACTCTAATTAAGGATCAGATTGTACGTGAATCGTTCAAACTTAATCCTGATGAGAAGTTCAGAGTATTAGAATTTCAGTTCGAAATGCTTGCTCGTACTTCTGCAATTAGAGAGTTTTCCAGTGTACTTGGTAAATCATATAAGTACTTATGTAGTGCGGATGGAAAGTTGTCGAATGAAGATCTAGCAGTATGCTATGAACATGCCAAAGAGAGAGTTAAGATTCCTATTGACATTGTAGAAGAACCACTGACCGTTAATGAATTAAGAGAAACTATAACAGCTTACATGAATCATCATGCTGTTAAAAACGAAGACGGTACAGTAGACTTTACAAAGACAGTAGTTACCTTAGATCACTCTTTGCTGTTAAAGAAAGCACCATTTGAGAAGGATAAGTTTGATACCTTGTATAATCTTGGTGAGATGGTTACAGAACTCAAGAGGAGATATCCTATTGCGTTCATAATTCTCACTCAGTTAAATCGTGGTATTGACAATCCTGAGAGGAATGAAGACGGTAAGTATGGTAATTATATACTAGAGTCTGATATCTTCGGTTCAGATGCGTTGCTTCAACACGCTGATACACTTATTGGTATCAATAGACCTGCTAAACAAAAGATTAGGTTCTATGGTCCTGATAAGTATATCATAGAAAATGATCGGGTGCTTGTATTGCACTTCTTGAAATGCCGCAATGGTGATGCTCGTATGAGTTTCTTCAAAGCAGAGTTTGAACGCATGCGTATTTCAGAAATGCCTACACCACCTCAACAAGAAAAAAGAGTTAAAATATGAGTGTAAGTTTAAAAACAGAAAAAGTAGATTCTAAGACAAAAGTTGCTGAGCTAAGAGAAAAACATCAACCTGTATTCGAAGCATTGAATATTCCTGATGCGTATTTTTATCCAAAGTTAGCGTACAGACCAAAAGGTAAAGACGAATTACACATTAGTCTTTTCCCTAGTGAGTTACGTAAAGGTACTGATTTCTATACAGAGTTTGTCTCTGGTGAATTTGTACCGCAAGATTCAGAACGTACATTGTGGAAGTTGCACTTTAATCCCCACTGGGAGGATGAGTATGATACCACACCTACAACTGATTCTGCTTTGAGATATCTTATTCCTGTTAGTGAGTTAGTAAAAGTTAAAGCACCAGCTAAAACTATTGCTACTCGTTCAGGTATTGAAATTACAGAGTTCGAAGAGTTCTCATCTTTGATGGATGATGCTCCTATTTCTGATATGACTATCAGAGATCTTGCAGCGATTCTATTAAAGAAACCTGTAAGCAGCAAGTCTTGGTTAAACGATTTAGTTAAGTAATTATTATAAAAACATGGAGATCACACTACCTACAGCAAAGGTTCCTGCGGAGAATACAAGTCCGAAGAACCTGATTATTTTTGCTAAACCCAAAACGGGTAAAACAACTTTGTTATCACAATTAGACAACTGTTTAATACTAGATCTCGAAGGAGGTTCTAAGTATCTAGATGCTCTAAAGATTGAAGCAAAGTCTGTTGAAGAAATTAAGCATATCGGTAAAGCTATTAAGGACGCAGGTAATCCTTACAAGTACGTAGCTATTGACACAATCACTGCATTAGAAGAGATGTGTATACCATATGCTGAGGAGTTATATATGAAAACTCCGATGGGTAAAAACTGGTTAACAGACGGTAAACCTAAGTATGGAAACATATTGAGTCTACCTAATGGTGCTGGTTACCCATACTTAAGAGAAGCATTTACTAAAGTTGTAAACTACATCCAGTCATGGGCGGATCGTACAATCTTAGTTGGTCACGTGAAAGACACAATGCTTGAAAAGAATGGTTCAGAGTTTAACTCCTTAGATTTAGATTTGACAGGTAAACTTAAACGTATTACCGCATCAAACTCTGATTCTATCGGTTACTTGTATCGTAAAGGTAAGAAAAACATTATTAGTTTTAAGACCTCTGATGAAGTAGCTTGCGGAGCTAGACCTGCGCACTTAAGTAATAAAGAGATAGTTTTGTCTGAAATGTTAGAAGACGGAACTGTAAAAGTTAATTGGACAGAAATTTACATTGATTAAAAAGTAGAAAAATGATTAGTATCAAAAATTTAAAATCCTCAGAAGGTTCAGGATTGCCGAAAGTTATCGCTCCTGGTAATGTAGTATGTAAGATCAACAGTATCAAATTGGAAACACCAAGCTATGATACAAGTGCATCTTTCTTAGTAATGAACGTAGAGACAGAACCTATTGAGAATTTCGAAGGTTTCTATATTGACAAGAACAATCCTGATGCAGGAAGACATCTTGGTCAAGTTGGTAAAGTTAAGACCAACGAGTATGCATACAAAGATGGTACTACTAAGACTGGTATCGAAGTATATCGTCAGAACGACATCTTGAAAGCGCTTGAGTCTCTTGCTAGAAATACTAATTCTTACAAGTGGATGGAAGATAACGATGGTGTCTTTGAAACTATTGAAGAATATGTAGA